GTAACTAAGTCAGGTAAAAAGGTTAGCTACGGACAGGCAGGTAATGCAAAAGGTGGAGGGCCGAGGGTTAAACCAGGGACATCTAAGGGCGACAGTTATTGTGCAAGAAGCTTGGGTATAAAGAAGAGGTTGTCTAAGAAAAAACAAAACAATCCTAACACCCCAAACAACTTGTCTCGTAAAAGGTGGAAATGCTCAGGAGCAAAATCTAAAAAATAATATTAGTATATTTGTAAAAAAGTAATATGAAATCAAAAGGATTAGGAGACACGGTTGCTAAGATAACAAAAGCAACAGGAATAAAAAAGGTTGTGGATAAGGTTTCCAAGACAGTAGGTAAGGACTGCGGATGCAACAAAAGACAAGATACATTAAACAGGGCTTTCCCATATAAAAAATAAAATAATGGCATATCAAAAATTACAAGCATCAAGGGCAGCAGCAGTTGTTCCTAACGACACAACAGATATACCTAATCCTGCTAATGCAAGTGGATTAGGAAACAACGGAAACGTATTATACGTTGGAACAGGAGGAACTTTAAAGGTTAGGACTGCAGCAGGAGACGATATTACTTTCGTAAATATTGCGAATGGAACTTTTCTACCAGTTCAAGTTGTTAGAGTATTTGCTACAGGAACTGGTGCATCTAATATCCTAGCATTATGGTAATAGGAATAATAATAGCTATATAGCATGTACACACAAACAACAACCTTACTAATTGATGATGTGGTAATTAACTACGTTTTCATTGAAAATATATAACTTATGAAATATAAAGAGTTAAGCAGTGCTGCGACAGGCATTGTTTTGAAAAAAACTAAAATAAGCACTGACAATAGAAGGGGAGTTATAAAATCAATATTAATTGAGCCTATGACTGATTCTTTTACTGTTGAATATTTCGTTGAGAGATTAGATTCAAAAGGTAATGTATTTAGTGATGTAAGTTACAACACAAAAAAAGTTAGATTTAAAGACGTTCCAGAGATTGGAACTGTTGAGTATAGCTTAGAAGACCCGATTTTAGAGATACCTGGTAGTTACGTTAAGGTAACTGATGAAAACTTAGTTGTATCTGACTGGTACAAGACTGTTGGTGACATCTTACTTATTCCAGCTATTGCTTACATTGAGACCAAAGAAGGTCTATAATGGGGTTTATATTATCAATAATAGCTTACTTACTTCTTATACCTACTGCAATAATTAATTTTATTGTTGTGATGTATAAGAACATTAAAGTATTCGGATTTTTAAAAGCAATGAATACGTTTTGGTTTAACAACGCCTTGGAGTTGGATATATTAATGAACTTTCACTTTAGGAGTTTATGGAATGTTGTATTCCGTAGATTTGGAGGGTACAGCTTTGGATATAAAGGGGAGACTATCTCAAGTGCTTTAGGTAAAAATCAAAGAGATAAGACTTTATCTGGTTTCGGATGGTTAGTGGTAATAATTTTATATATAATTGATATCAAACACTGGTCTAAAGGTGGTCATTGCTTAAACTCAATATTTATGTTTGAAGAAAAAAAAGAAGTGAAATGATATTAGAATTTTTGAAGGCTAATTGGGATAACGTTATAATTGCTTTAGGTGGTGTTGGTGCTTATTTCGGGGGTTTAAAGATGAAAAGCATTAACGAGAAACAAGCAGATACTGACGCTTTGGGTTCTATGCAGAATGCTTATAACGAATTTGTAGTTGACCAAAAGGAAAGATATACAGAGTTAAAGTTTGAACTAAATTATGTTCGTGAAGAGTTAAAAATTGTAAAAGAAGAGAGCAGAAATTTAAAAGAAGAGGTAAAAAGTTGGAAGGCTAAATACAATTCTTTAAAAAAGCAATTTGATACATATAAAAGAAATCATTCTTAAATGCAATTAACCAAAAACTTTTACCTACACGAGTTTAGTTGTAATGACGGAACACCTGTTCCTGAGAAGTTTATGGATAATGTTCAAGAGTTAGCGAATAATTTACAAGTACTAAGAGATTTCATTGGTCAGCCGATTCATATTAATTCATCTTACAGACACACAGCTTACAATAAGAAAATTGGAGGTGCTAAATACAGTCAACATTTAACAGCTTCTGCAAGCGATATTACATCTAAAAATATTACGCCAAAGAAATTAGCCAGAACTATCTTAAAACTCATTAAACAAGGCAAAATGACTGAGGGAGGGGTTGGTTTATACAATGGATTTGTTCACTACGATATTAGAGGGAAAAAAGCAATGTGGGATAATTCGAGTTTATTTAATTTTTAAAATTATGAAATACTTATTAATAATATTTATTTTTTTTTCTTGCAGCCCTATTCAAAGGCATACTCGAATAGTTAAAAAATTTCCTTACGTTCACACGGTGGACAGTATTCAATTAATTGATACGATTAAGCTAAACACGTATAAAGTCATTTCAGACACTGTGGTGCATGAAAAATACTTAACCGATACTATTACACTAAACAAGGACAATCTTTCCGTGAGGGTTCTTAGATTCAGGGATTCGATATATATTAATGGTGAATGCGACACGATATTCATTGAGAAAGTAATTGTAAGAAATATCCCAGTTAAGTACTACAAGGAAAAAGTCTTTAAATGGAATTTTGTATTTATAGCAATAGTTTCAATTTTAGCTCTTGTATTTATTGTGAGGATTATATTCTATACATAAAAAATCTTTATTAAAAAATATGTACCTTTGTAATTCAAAGAAATTACTATGGGTAAAATAAGTCAATATACGAATGACGCAGAAGTTGTGGGGTCTGACAGATGGATCGGAACAGATTCTCAGTCTAATGATTCTACAAAAAACTTTACAGCTCAAAAAGTAGCTAACTTTCTGAACAATCAGAATCGTATTGACAATCCTGATTTACATTATAAGTTTCAAAATAAAACCGCTTTAGATAGTAGAGATTCAGGAACAATATCTTTTGATATTTCATTAGGAGCATCAGTTCCTTTTAGCTCTGTATCGACATTTATGTTAAGTGAAAGGTTGTTAGGAAGTTCTCCAGATATAAGTTCTTTTTATACTAATCCACTGATAGGTGCTACCGTAATGATTTCTAGAGGTGATGACATTTCTACTTTTGGAATATTCAAGTGGGATTCATCTGTTCAAAATATATTAGAGCCAACATTTTATGATATAGGATTAACCTACGCGACAGGAAACGGAGATTTAGTAGCTAACTCAAACTATATTATATCAATACTTTCTTATGGAGCAACTGGAGATAAAAATTTTGTGTTTACTCAAACCGTAGCTTCTAATACTTGGATTATAAACCACACATTAAGCAAATTCCCTTCTGTGTCTGTTGTAGATTCAGCAGGAACTGAGGTGTTTGGACAGGTACAATACATAAACTTATCACAAATAACAATAACATTCTCTTCAGCCTTTGCAGGAGAGGCATTTTTAAACTAAAACAATGGCAATAAAGTATCTAAACAATATTTCGCTAGAGAATAATGAAATACAGAACGTAAAAATTCAAAACCTAGCATCAGACCCTGTAGTATCAGGTCAAGGGCAGCTTATTTTTAATACAGCCTCAACAGCTCTTAAATACTATGACGGTGCTAATTGGGTAGCTATAGGAAGTTCGTCAGGAACTGTAACTTCTGTAGCGACAGGAGAGGGGTTAACTGGAGGCCCTATAAGTACATCAGGAACTATAAGCTTGAAAAATGCTTCTGCGTTTACAAACAATGCCATATTAAAGTGGGATAATACAGGAACTCAATTTGTTGACTCTTCTATAGTTGATAACGGGAGTACTGTTACAATAACAGGAGGATTAACTGTAACTGGTTCTATAACAGGAAATATAAGCACGGCAACTGCCTTAGCTACAGCTAGAGACTTCTCTATATCTGGAGATATGACAGCACCTACCGTTTCATTTGATGGAACTGCGAATGTTGTGTTGTCAAGCACGCTAGCAACCGTTAATGCTAATGTAGGTTCTTTTGGAACTGCATCATCCGTAGGAACTTTCACTGTGAATGGAAAGGGACTTATAACTGCTGCTTCTAGTACGACTATAGCGATAACGGCATCACAGATTACTGATTTTGCTACTGCTGTTGATACTGAGGTTGCAACAAGGGAGTTTGCTGCTAATATAGGAAATGGTACTTTAACTTCATACGTTGTTACTCATAATTTAGCTACTAGAGACGTGTCTGTTCAGTGTTACAATACAACAACATTTGAAACAGTATTTTTAAGTGTTGAAAGAACTACAACTAATACAATCACTCTGGCAACTACGGTTGCTCTTGCTACAGCAGCAGTTAGGGTAGTAATAACTAAAATAGGATAATATGCCAATAGAATTTAAGGATTCGATAGATGTTGATGGAAATATAAAAGCAAGTCAAGCCTTTATTGACTCGAATAATTCTGCAGGAACTATAGGTCAAATATTAACATCTACAGGTAGTGTAAGTCAGTGGTCTGATGTAGTATCAGGAGCTTCAACACTTGTAGAAATAGCGTGTAAAAACACTTCAGGCGGAACTATAACAGTAGGCACACCTGTATATCAAATAGGTACTGTTGGTGCAACAGCCACAATAGAGGTAGCTCCTGCAAATGCTTTAATAAGTGCAGGTAATTATCCAGCTATTGGATTACTTAAAACTACATTAGGAAACAATGATATTGGCTTTGTGGTAATCACTGGAGCGTTAACAAATATTATAACATCTCCTATTGATGGAGTTGTTCCAACTACAGGAGATACTGTATATCTAAAATCAGGAGGAGGACTTACGTTAACTAAACCTACAGGAGAAGGTAACGCTATTCAAAACATGGGACTTGTTGGTAAGGTATCAACAGGAACTTCAGGTTCTATTACGGTGTCATCTATAATGAGGGCTAATGATGTTCCTAACCTTCCTACGGGAAGAATTTGGGTTGGAGATGGTAATACATTAGTATCTAATACAGTGTTCGTAGATGAGCCTAATTTAAGATTAGGGTTAGGGATAGTTGTTCCAACAGAGAAATTACACGTTGAAGGAAACGCTAGAGTAACAGGAGCTTTTATTGATTCTAATAACCAAAGTGGAACTACAGGACAAGTACTAAGTTCAACTGCAACAGGAACAGATTGGATAACCTTAAGTGCTACTACCTGGGGGAGTATTACAGGTACGCTATCAAGTCAAACTGATTTGAATACGGCTTTAGATAATACAACTTTAATACAGACATCAGTTTACTCTGGAACTCATTCTTTAATACTTTCCGATAGGGACACTAATATAGAAAATAACGATGACCTTATTATTGAGATACCTTTAAACTCAAGTGTTGCGTTTCCTATAGGGACTCAGATATTTTTCACAAAGAAAGCTGAAACTATTACTTTTGACCCTACTACAGGGACACAGTTAAATAGTGTTGACGGTTTAGTCGAAATGGGGAGAAGAAATTGTGGAGCAAGTTTATTAAAGATAGGAACTGATGAGTGGAACTTAATCGGGGAACTAGTATGATTTATAGAATAGGAACATACGCACAGAGAAATGTTTCTGCAGTCAAAGATGCTTTACACTTTGACGCTACTTATAACGAGTGGGTTCAGTTACCTTTAAATTTTGTTACAAGCACAAGAACGGTATCGTTTTGGGCTAAGCCAGACGTAACCACTTTTAACGGTCAAGCAAGGCAATTTTTGTGTGCACAATATAAAAGTAGTGGACAACGTACTTTTTATGCTGAGTTTAGAGATACTGGGGTTATTAGAATGTATTTACCAACTTCCTCGAGTGGAAATTCTGCTGTTTTAATTGAATCAAATGCTGGTCAATATTTTAACGCTGGACAATGGTACTACATTTCAATTTCATTAGATGCTTCTACTGGTGGAACTATGTATGTTGATGGAGTGGCACAAACAAATGTAGGAGCAAGTGCAACATTAGGATTTACACGAAGTGGTTCTAACTTTTATTTTGGAGGGTTTGGTCCAGTAATATCTACTTTAGGAAATACTGGAACTCAAAAGGAGTTAGCTGTTTGGACTACGGCAAGAACTCAATCAGAGATTGCAGCAGATATGACAAGAACTTTTACTGGTTCAGAAACTGGACTAAAAGCTTACTTCCCTACGGCAGAAGGGAGTGGAGCAACCATCCAAGATATAAACTCTTCTTATACTGGGACTATAATAACAACAAACACAACTCCAAACTATATTGATGACTCTATGTGGGTATTATCTTAAAAAAATAAAATATAAATGTTAATAAGGTTTAGGGATTAATAAATAATTTACTATCTTTATAAAAAATCAAATAAAATGAATAAATTAACTAAAAAAGAATTAGAAAGAATACAAGAATTAGTGAACTCCTTCAACAAACTAAAAATCTCATTGGGAGATACGGTTATTCAGCAGAACGCTTTAATGTCTGACATTTCAGAAATGAAATCTGAGTACGCTTTAGAGGAGCAAAAACTAATGAAAAAATATGGCGAAGACGCTGTAATAAATATACAAACAGGAGAAATAAAAAAAGAAAATGGGTAAGATAAGCACTTATAATTTTGATACCGCAGTAACTGTAGATGATTTCCTTGTAGGAACTGATTTTGAAGATTCCAACATAACCAAGAGTTATTTGATTGGAGACATAATAGCGTTAGTTCCTAATTCAACAGCTCAATATGTTTTTCAAATAAAGGGAACTTCTTATGGCATTCAAAGTCCATTAGGGAGAACAGCCTTAAAGGTTGAGTTTGGCGCTACTCAGACATCTACAAATGTAGAAATAATATCAAGTGGTGACGTTGTATTTAGTACAGCAGGTAACTACCTAGTAAACACTTTTATTTCTGTTACAAAAGAAGGGGTTTCAGGGAGCGTTTCTGTTTTTGCTTTTAGAGCTTTAATAAATGGGGTTCAGGTAGGAGACCCTAAAGTTTTTAAAATAATAGAGGCAGGTTTGTTAACACCTTACGAGTTAACAGTTCCTGTTGTTGCTAATGCAAATGACGTTTTAACGTATGAAATTATGAGAGATTCTTCTGGTAGTGACTCTGGAAGATTAGAGGGTGCAAATTTATTAGGATGGGTGGGTACTACTCCATCTGCTCAAATTGAAGTTTGGAAAAGCGTATAATATGAATATTAGAAAAATATCAATAGGCCCTGACTACAAGGGAGGGGCGATGCACTACATAGTGGGGCAACAAGTCCTTGGAGGAAGCTATACAATTCATCTTATACAAAACCAATCTGAATCTGGAGATATAAATATATGGATAGAAGGAGATGACGGAATAGTTATGTGGAAAAGATTTACTTCTACGATGCCTATTTCTATTGAGTACAATATAAACTTTTAAGGATGACTGAAGCAGAAAGAAGATTACTACAATTAAAGATAGAAGAGTTGGAGTCTCAAAAGGAGGGGAAGACTTGGATGGATAAGTTAGAATTATCTGACGAAATCCACAATATTAAAATGAAATTAAATGGGGTCAAGCCAACAGATAGTCAAATAGATTGTATTGGTTGCGGCTCGTAAGCACCAACTATGAAATCACCATTCCAATTTATCGTAAAGCCACTTAACGGCAAGAGATACAACAACACAAAAGAAATATCAGGTACTGAGTTTATAACAAGCACATCAGAAGAAGACCATAAGTTTTCAAATCGTTACGCAGAAGTAATAGAAACGCCATTAGGATATGAAGGTAAAATTAAAATTGGTGACACTTTACTTGTTCATCATAATGTTTTTAAGTTTTATTTTGATATGCAGGGAAGAAAAAAAAGTGGTCAAAGCTTTTTTAAAGATGATTTATTCTTCATAGATCAGGAGCAGTTCTTCATGTACAAGCAGGATGGAGAATGGAATGCATACGATAGATATTGTTTCGTAGAGCCGTTAGAAGTTCAGGATTCATATATATATAAAGCTACATCTAAAGAGCCTTTAATGGGGGTAATGAGATATCCTAATGAATATCTAAAATCACAAGGGGTTTCTAATGGAGATAAAGTTTGTTTCACTCCGGAAAGCGAATACGAATTTATTGTTGATGAAAAGACTATGTATAGAGTTTATGATCACCAAATAACAATTAAATTATGATAAATACTTTAGATAATTTTTTAGATAAAGAAACCTATGATTCGACATATCAAAAACTATTAGATAATGACTTTATAGAAATATCATTAGGAGATAAGGATTTTCGTGTTCAGAATAGCGATAAGGATTTTAACGACATGATATTGAAAAAAATTTCTGTCATTGAAGGTGTTGAAAGAGAATGTCTTTTAGGATTTTTTAGAGTAGCAACAGAAGACTTTGATACTGATTGGAGAATACATGCAGACTCAAATGTAGGAGATATTAGTCCGGAAAGAGCACTTGTTCTATATATATCTCCATCCACCAAAAAAGGGCTACATGGAACTGCTTTTTGGAAACATAAGGAAAAGGGATATCAAATACCTGATGATTTTACTAACGAAGAGTTTGACAAGTTTCTTTTAGAGGAATCTAATAACTTAGATAGCTGGGAACTTCATTCAGTAATTGGGTATAGACCTAATCGAGCCCTTATGTATCCTTCTGTTTACTTTCATAGTAAATATCCTAATACAGGATGGGAAGGAGGAAGAATGGTGTATGTAATGTTTTATAAATAATTATATAACAATTAAATTATGAAGAACTCAAATGAATTAAGATTGGAGCTTGTAATAGCAGGAAGAAGAGCTGTTGAGGAGCTTATAAAAGTTGCTCAAGAAAAAATAGTTGGATATGACATTGAAGATGATTTGGCAGCAGATAAATTAAAGAATGCTGCAGCTGCTAAAAAATTAGCTATATTTGATGCGTTTGAAATACTTTCTAGAATTGATATTGAGGAGGATAATTTAAGAGAAGAGTCTGATAAAAAAGAAACTAAACCTAGTACAAGTGGATTTGCAGAAAAAAGAGCTAGAGGTTAAATTATATACAGTCCTAGAGGACTATATATCTGATTCGGTAATTAAGAGAAAGAATAAAAAATCTTCTTGGAATTACGGATATAACCAGGAATATGACATAGTGATAATATCTCGTGACGGAACATTGGGTGATATTATTAGTGTTAGTGGGTTAGTCATAGGTCTTCCTATGAAGCCTTTGCGTGCTAATATGAGAAGCACTAAACCTGAAAAACAATATTGGGAGAGAGAAGAATTACCAAGAGAATTATTTAAAATAAAGTCTATATTTCAATGGAATGATATGCACAGTTCATTCAAAGATAAGTGGGTTGAATATATTGAGACTGAATTTGATAATAGAGAGTTAGGTTATTGGTTTATGAATAAAGGTGAGTCTACCTACATAACAGGTTCTCATTACATGTACCTTCAATGGACAAATATAGATGTTGGTTATCCTGATTACCGAGAAGCAAACAGAATATTTTTCATATTTTGGGAAGCTTGTAAAGCTGATAAAAGGTCTTTTGGAATGTCGTATCTAAAAATTAGACGTTCTGGATTTTCTTTTATGGGTTCTTCTGAATGTGTAAATACAGGAACACTAGCTACAGATGCAAGGGTTGGGATATTATCAAAGACAGGTTCTGATGCAAAGAAGATGTTTACGGATAAGGTAGTTCCTATATCCAATAGACTTCCTTTCTTTTTTAAACCTATCCAGGATGGAATGGATAAACCAAAAACTGAATTAGCATTTAGAGTTCCTGCGTCTAAGATTACTAAAAAGAATATGGCTACTATAGCTGAAGAAAGTTTTGAAGGACTTGATACTACTATTGACTGGAAGAATACAGACGATAACAGTTATGATGGAGAGAAGTTACTTTTATTAGTTCATGATGAATCAGGAAAGTGGATTAAGCCAAACAATATTTTAAACAACTGGCGTGTAACTAAAACCTGTCTTAGATTAGGTAGTAAAGTTATAGGGAAGTGTATGATGGGTTCAACATCCAATGCATTAAGTAAAGGTGGAGATAATTTTAAAAAGTTATACGAGGATTCGTCAGTTACTTCCAGAAATAAAAACGGACAGACAAAAAGTGGCATGTATTCTCTTTTTATTCCTATGGAGTGGAATATGGAAGGGTTCATTGATATACATGGAATGCCTGTATTTAGAAATCCTAAAAAACCATTGTTGGGGGCTGATGGTGAGATGATAGAGATTGGAGCTATTGATTATTGGGACGCAGAGGTGGATTCACTAAAGGGTGACCCGGATGCTTTGAATGAATTTTATAGACAGTTTCCAAGAACGGAATCTCACGCATTTAGAGATGAAAGTAAGCAGTCATTATTTAATCTTACTAAGATATATCAGCAGGTAGATTATAACGAATCTTTAATTACTGATAGGCACGTTACTAGAGGGTCTTTCCATTGGAAGAATGGAATTCAAGATACAGAGGTTATATTTAGCCCTGATAAAAGAGGAAGGTTTTATGTTGGTTGGACTCCTAATAAGCATTTACAAAACAACATGATAACCAAGAATGGAATAAAATATCCAGGAAACGAACATATTGGAGCTTTTGGTTGTGATAGTTACGATATATCAGGTACTGTTGGTGGCGGTGGATCTAACGGTTCTCTTCACGGACTTACTATGTTTAGTATGGATGAAGCTCCTAGTAATGAATTTTTCTTAGAGTACATAGCTAGACCTCAGACAGCAGAGATATTCTTTGAAGATGTCCTTATGGCTTGTGTGTTTTATGGTATGCCGATACTTGCAGAGAATAATAAGCCGAGGCTTTTATATCATTTTAAGAATAGAGGGTATAGAGGGTTTTCTATGAACAGACCTGATAAGATATATAATAAGCTATCTAAGACAGAGAAAGAGCTTGGAGGGATACCTAACTCGTCTGAAGATATAAAACAAGCTCACGCAGCCGCTATAGAGTCATATATAGAAAAACACGTTGGATTTGATTTAGATGGAACTTATAGACCTAGTGATGAAGTTGGCTCTATGTTATTTAATAGAACATTGGAAGATTGGGCAAAGTTTGATATTAATAACAGAACAAAGCATGATGCTTCTATTAGCTCTGGATTAGCCGTAATGGCTTGTCAAAAGACATTATATACACCTCAAAAACAAGAGTCAAAAATAAGCATTACCTTTGCAAGGTATAGTAATGATGGAAATCGTAGCCAAATAATTAGATGAAAGAAGTAAAGATATCAGTAAATCCTCAAAGTTTCCCGAATCAGTTCGCTTCAGATGAAGAGAAAAAAACTGTTGAATACGGGCTAATGGTAGGTCAGACTATTCAATATGAATGGTTTAAAAACGACGGGTCAAGTTCAAGGTTTTATAACCAAAAAAAAGAATTTGCAAGATTAAGATTGTACGCAAGAGGCGAACAGTCAGTATCAAAATATAAGAATGAACTATCAGTTGATGGAGATTTGTCTTATCTAAATCTTGATTGGACACCCGTACCTATTCTACCAAAATTTGTAGACATTGTGGTTAACGGAATGTCTGATAGATTATTCAAAGTTAAAGTGTACTCTCAAGACGCAATGTCTCAAGAGAAGAGAGGTTCTTTTCAAGACAATATTGAAGGTCAGATGATTGCTAAACCTGTGTTGGAACAAATACAAAAAGATTCAGGAGTTGATCCGTTTACTATGGATCCAGATGAGCTTCCTAAAACAGATGAAGAACTATCTCTTTATATGCAGCTTAACTATAAGCCTGCAATAGAAATTGCAGAAGAGACGGCTATCAATACTATATTTGATGAAAATCATTATGATGATACAAGGAAAAGACTTGATTACGATGCTACTGTAATAGGAATATCTGTTGCAAAGCATGAGTTTCTTTCAGGAGAAGGAGTAAAGATTTCTTATGTTGACCCTGCTAATGTAATTTACAGCTATACTGAAGACCCTCATTTTAAAGATTGTTTTTATTGGGGTGAAGTTAAAACTGTTCCAATTACTGAGCTATTTAAGATTGACCCTACAATAACGAAAGAAGAGCTGGAGACAATATCTAAATCTAGCCAAAGCTGGTATGACCATTATAATGTTTCTCAGTTTCATGATAACGATATATTTCTAAGAGATACAGCTACACTTCTTTATTTTAACTATAAGACTACCAAAAAGATTGTCTATAAGAAAAAGATTTCTGATAACGGAAATGTTAAAATGATAGAGAAGGATGATAGCTTCAATCCACCTGAAGAAATGATGGAAGACGCTCAGTTTGAGAAGGTTTCTAAAACTATTGACGTTTGGTATGAGGGAGTTATGGTTATGGGTACTAACATTATGCTTAAGTGGGAAATGTCTGAGAATATGGTAAGACCAAAGTCTTCAGCTCAGCACGCTATTCCTAACTATGTGGCTTGTGCTCCAAGAATGTATAAAGGTAGTATTGAGTCTTTAGTTAGAAGGATGATTCCTTTTGCAGATTTAATACAAATTACTCATTTAAAAATACAGCAAGTAATTGCTAAGGTTGTTCCTGACGGAGTATTCATCGATGCAGATGGTCTTAACGAGGTAGACCTTGGTACAGGAGCTGCATACAATCCGGAGGATGCATTAAGGCTATACTTCCAAACAGGTTCTGTTATTGGTAGGTCTTATACTCAAGACGGAGAGTTTAACAACGCAAGAGTTCCAATTCAACAACTTACATCTAGCTCAGGAGCTAGTAAATTACAAATGCTTACAGGAAGTTATAATCATTACTTAGATATGATTAGAGCTGTAACAGGATTGAATGAAGCTAGAGATGGTTCTACTCCAGATTCAAATGCTTTAGTAGGAGTTCAGAAGCTAGCAGCTTTAAATTCAAACACAGCAACAAGACATATTCTTGAAGGAGGTTTATACTTATATAAATCTTTAGCTCAAGCATTAACTTATAGAGTTGCTGATATTTTAGAATACTCAGACTTCAAGGAAGACTTTATAAATAAGATAGGGAAGTATAATGTAAATATATTAGGGGAGATTTCTGATTTGTACATTTATGACTTTGGTATTTTTGTTGAAATTTCTCCTGATGAAGAACAAAGACAACAATTAGAACAAAATATTCAGATAGCATTATCTAAAGGAGATATTAATCTTGAGGACGCTATTGATATTAGAGAATTAAGAAATCTCAAGTTAGCTAATCAGCTTCTAAAAATGAAGCGTATTAAGAAGCAAGACAGAGAGGAAAAGATGCAGATTCAACAACAGTCTATGGTTGCTGCTCAACAACAACAGTCTCAGCAAATTGCTGCTCAATCAGCTATGCAGAAGATACAAGCTGAAACTCAAGGGAAAATACAAGTTAAACAAGCTGAAACTGCTTTTGACATTGAAAAGCTTAAAAACGAAGCTTCCTTGAAAGTGGAGCTAATGGATAAAGAGTTCTCTTTACAGATGCAGCTTAAGGGAGTAGAAGTTAATGCTGTAAAAGATAAAGAGGTTATGAAGGAGGATGCTAAATCCCAAAGAATAAGCCAACAGAGTACACAACAATCAAAATTAATCGAGCAAAGAAAAAATAATTTACCACCTGTCAATTTTGAATCTAACGAAGACAGCCTTGATGGCTTCGACTTCGCTGAGTTCAATCCTAGATAGTTATAATAAAATTTATGTATCTTTGCAAATAAAATCAAATAACAATGGAAATTAAAGTAAGAGAAGTAAAGCCTATAGAAACAAAGTCAATGCAAGAAGTTGAAAATGAACTATTGGAAAAGCACGAGGACCAGTTTGTAGACAGCGAGACTACCGAGGCAAAAGTCGAAGTAGAAACTGAAGTAGAAACTGAAGTAAATAATGAAGTAGCGACTGAAGAAGAGAAATCTCCTTCTGCTGAATTAAGAGAGGAGGATATTCTTTCATTTATTAAGAATAAATACGGAAGAGAGTTATCTTCATTGGATGAGATTAACGCAGCTAAAGAAGAAGCTGAAGAACTTCCAGACGATGTAGCTGCTTACTATAAGTATAAAAAAGAAACAGGAAGAGGTCTTGATGACTTTGTTAAATTAAACAGAGACATTGATTCTGTTAGTGATGATAAATTACTAAAGGATTATCTTCTGTCTACCGAAGAAGGTTTAGACGAAGACGATATCGATTCATTGATGGAAGACTTTGATTATGACGAAGATTATGATGAAGAGTCAGACATCAAGAAAATAAAAATTAAAAAGAAAAAAATTGTTGCTAAAGCTAAGAAATTTTTCAACGAGCAAAAAGAAAAATATAAAGTTCCTCTTGAGTCAAGCGGATCTTCTAATTCTTTAAGTGAAGATGAAGGGTATCAAGAGTACAAGCAATATGTAGAGTCAGCGAAGACTACACAGGAGGAGAATCAGCGTAAGTCTGAGTGGTTTTCACAAAAGACTGATGAGGTGTTTTCTAATGAGTTCAAAGGTTTTGAGTTTAAATTAGATGATAATTCAGTTGTTTTTAATCCCGGAGATGCTGCAGAACTAAAAAAAATACAGTCTAATCCAGAGAACTTTATTAAAAAGTTTTTGGATGAAAATGGAATGGTTAGTAATGCTAGAGGATACCACAAGTCGTTAGCTGTCGCGATGAATCCTGAGAAGTTTGCCCAGTTCTTTTATGATCAAGGCAAGTCGACTGCAAAGGATGGAATGATGAAGACAATGAAAAACATTAACATGTCTGAACGTACCACCGGAGAAGTCAGTTCAAAAGGAGGAACACAGGTAAGGTCTTTAAGTAACGACTCGGGTCGTGGATTAAAGATTAGGAGTAAAAAATAAACATTAACAAAAAACAAAAACAAAAATTATGTCAGTACAAGCGTCACCAGGGTTTAACTTGCAGCCAAGTGCAGAGCAAGTTGCCCTATCAACAAACTACATTACTAACTTCAATTTCTTGAATCAGTATCTTCCAGATACTTACGAGAAAGAATTCGAAAGATATGGTAATAGATCAGTATCTTCATTCTTAAGAATGGTAGGAGCTGAAATGCCTTCTAACTCAGACCTTATCAAATGGGCAGAGCAAGGAAGACTACACACAAAATATGTAAACTGTACAACTACAGTGATAACGACACAAGATACAGCTGTATTTACAATTAACGATACTTTAGTACCTGGTACTGGAGGTATTGCTGTAAGAGTTGGACAAACAATCATGTTGTCGCCTAAAACTATCGTAGGTACAGTTGCTACAGTAAACAAAGCAATCGTAACTTCTGTTAATACTGCTACAGGTGTTATCGAGGTGGCTTTCTACGAAGCAAGTGGTATGACAAATGATAACGTAGGAAACATTTACGAAATGTTCATCTACGGTTCTGAATTCAAAAAAGGAACTACAGGAATGGTAGGTTCTTTAGAAGCAGATGATGAAATCTTCGAAAACTCTCCAATTATCTTAAAAGATAAGTATGCAGTATCAGGTTCTGATATGGCTCAAATTGGATGGATTGAAGTAACTACTGAAAACGGAGCTTCAGGATACTACTGGTACATGAAGTCTGAGCACGAAACTCGTTTGAGATTCGATGATTACTTAGAGACAGCAATGATTGAAGCTGTTCCTGCTGCGACTGGTTCAGGGGCTGCTGCAGCTACAGGTAACGTAGGAAACAAAGGTTCTGAAGGTGTATTCTACACTGTAGGTAACAGAGGAAACGTGTGGGCAGGAACTAATCCAGCTGCATTATCTGATTGGGATACTATCGTACAAAGATTAGACAAGCAAGGTTCTATTGAAGAGAATGTATTATTCTTAGATAGAGCATTTGGTTTTGCTATCGATGATATGTTAGCTGGTCAGAACTCTTACGGTACAAATGGTACTTCTTACGGTCTTTTCGATAATGACAAGGACATGGCTCTTAACTTAGGATTCACAGGATTCAGAAGAGGGTATGATTTCTACAAGTCAGATTGGAAATACTTGAATGACCCAACAATGAGAGGTGGATTAACAAATGGTAAAGTCAACGGACTATTAGTTCCTGCAGGTTCTACTACTGTTTATGACCAAATCTTAGGAAAAAATGCTAAGAGACCATTCTTACACGTTAGATACAGAGCTTCTGAAACTGAAGACAGACGTTACAAGACATGGATGACAGGTTCAGCAGGTGGTGCTTCAAATAGCGATTTAGATGCTATGGAAGTAAACTTCTTGTCTGAAAGAGCTGTATGTACACTAGGTGCAAACAACTTCTTCTTGTTCAAACAAGCATAAGTTTAAAACTAAAGGTAGGGGTCGCAATTTGCGACCTCTATTTTTTTATTATAAATCAAATAAAAATTATATCAAATGAAAAACAAAAAAACACCAAAGGATAAAGTATACAGATTATTGGCTGATGCAGCCCCATTATCATTAATGATTTCTACAAGAGGTTCTTCAAGACAACCATTATTATGGTATGACGAAGAAAAGAATGAGAATAGACCTTTAAGATATGCTAGAAATCAAAAATCACCATTTGAAGATGAGCAGGATGGAAATGCAATACTAGAGCCTATTATTTTTGAGGATGGTCTTTTGATGGTTCAAAAAACTAATCCTGTATTACAAGAATTTTTAGAGTATCATCCTGGAAATGGAGTTACTTATGAAGAAGCTGATGAAGAACAAGATGCTTCAGAAGTAGTTGAAAGACTTAACGTAGAGGTAGATGCACTTGTAGCTGCTAGACAATTAGATTTAGATCAGATTGAGATAGTAAGCAGAGTATTATTTGGGCATAAATCTTCTACAATCACTACACAAGAACTTAAAAGGGATTTATTAATTTATGCAAAACAAGATCCGGAAGGATTTTTAGATATATTAGATGACTCTTCTTTGAAGTTAAAATCTCAAGCACAATCTTTCTTTGACGGAGGACTACTTACATTCAGAAAAAACAAGACTGAAGTATGGTATAATACAGCTTCAAATAAAAAGAGAATGCTTACAGTTCCATTTGGAGGTGATGCTATTGATAGCGTAACTTCATATTTACAAACTGACGATGGAATAGAATCTTTAAAGATGTTGGAAAGCAATCTTTAATATTAAATAAAAGTTAAAACTAATTAGGGTAGTCTGTAAAAGGACTACTCTTTTTTTTTGCTTATCTTTGTAAAAACGTAAAAGATGATAAATTCAGTTAGAAACACAGTTTTATCTATACTTAATAAAAATAACTACGGTTATATTTCTCCATCAGACTTCAACTTGTTTTCAAAACAAGCTCAGATGGATTTATTTAACGAATATTTTTATCAGTATAATAGACAAATAAATAAAGAAAATGCTCGTTCTTCAGGAACAGGGTATGCAGATATCACAAAAGGGATAGAAGAGGTTATAGATATGTTTAGTGTAACAAGTTATATGCACTATGGAGCTTCTAATAAATTTCTATTGCCTTCTGCTACAACTACAGGAGATGATTATTATTTAATAAACAAAGCTCTTGTTTATGAAAAGTTTAGAACCAGTGGTGCTAACACTTCTGTTTCCGGTACTCCTAATGAATTAGTAGACTCTACAGCTACTTTTACAGCTACTGTAGCTATTGGAGATATTGTAGTTAACACGACTACTTATACCTCAGCAGAGGTAATTTCTATAGTAAGTGACAATGTTTTATCTTTAGATGCAGATATATTCACGGCTACTCCTCAAGATTATTCTATATTTTTATCAGTACAGAACGAAGCGGAGAAAGTAAACCATAGTAAAATAACAATGCTTAACAGCACTTCGTTTACAGCACCTTCTGAGATATTTCCTGTATACACAGAGGAAGGAATACTTATGAGTCTTTTCCCTAAAACAATTATTGAACCTGGAAGAGTTGTAGCTCAGTATATTAGATATCCAAAAGAACCAAAGTGGACTTACATCCTTTTACCAAATGGAGAACCTGCATTTGATTCAACTAGATCTGATTACCAAGATTTTGAACTTACATTAGATGATGAAGTTTCATTAGTAACAAGAATACTTCAATACGCAGGAATGTCTATAAGAGAAATTCAAATAGTACAATTCGCTCAAGCAGAAGAACAACAAGCAAACCAAACTGAAGCATAATGGCATATATATCACAATATCAATACTACGAGAACGGAGGAGCACTACCAGAAAATGAAAACTGGGGCTCTTATCAATACGTTACACTTAAGGACATAGTAAATAACTTTATGGTGATGTATGCTGGAAACCACTCATTAATTAATAACGAAGAGAGGTATAAGGTTTTATTTCATGCTAAGAGAGGGATACAAGAATTAAACTACGATGCGTTTAAAGAAATTAAAGCGTTAGAGCTTAATGTATCTGACTTACTTAGATTTGTATTACCACCTGACTATGTAAATTGGGTTAGAGTGTCTTTATATTCAGGAGGAGTATTAAGACCACTTACAGAAAATATTCAAGCGACATCTTCTGACGCTTATCTTCAGGATAATAACTACAGAATACTTTTTGATATCAATGGAAATGTTTTAAAACCTCAGTTTTCTTTCTTGGACACGGATAGAATAGCAGGAACTAAGAAAAGCATTTACATGGGTGGAGGAGCTTATAACGGAAAATCAGGATACAATATTGATGGTGATTGGTACTTTGATTACTCAATAGGAGCAAGATTTGGCTTAAATACTGAAACAGCTAATGTAAACCCTACATTTACTATAGATAAAAAATCAGGAGTAATTAACTTTAGCTCTAGTATGGCAGGTGAATTATGTGTATTAGAATACGTTTCAGATGGAATGGAGAATGGAGATGAATCAAGCATTAGTGTAAACAAGATGTTTGAGGAGTTTATTTACGCTTATATTAGATATTCTATACTAAATTCCAAGTTAGGAGTTCAAGAGTATGTAGTAAATAGAGCTAAAAAGGACAAATCAGCACTTCTAAGGAACGCAAAAATCAGAATCAGCAATATACATCCCGGAAGACTTTTAATGAATATGAGAGGTCAGAATAAGATTATAAAATAATATGGCGAATATAACTAAAAGCTTTACCAAGGGTAAGATGAATAAGTCTACCGATGTACGTCTTATGCAGGACGGTGAATACATTGATGCATTAAACGTAAGGGTTAACTCTACGGAGGGAAATAATGTTGGATCGATAGAGAACTCATTAGGAAACCTTCCGTTGACAAGCCTTAAGTATATAGATGGTACTCCACTGAGTGCTAACGCTAGATGCATTGGAGCTTTTGAAGACGGAGCAAATGAAAGACTGTTTTGGTTTGTTCATGACCCAACATTTACAGTGGGAGCTAGTGGAAAACTTGATTTGATAGTATCATTTGATACTAAGACTTCCTTCTTAAACTATCACGTTGTAAGTATTTTAAATAACATTGGAGCTGGTATAATTACCACCTTAAACTTCAACCCTGAGTATTTAATAACAGGGGTTTCTTTGGTTGAAAACCTATTGTTCTTTACAGATGACTACAACGCTCCTAGAAGGATTGACGTAGATAATAGCTATTCGTTTCCTCTTGCAAATGTAGATACATTTAGCGATGAGTCTTTACTTGTAATCAAGAAAGCACCGCTTACATCTCCTTCAGTTAGTCTTATTGACATAGGAAATGACATTAATTACATGGAGGATAGGTTTATCTGCTTTGGATACCGTTACAGGTACGCAAACAATGAATACTCTGCTACATCTCAATTTTCACAACCTGCGTTTGAGCCTAAAGATTTCTTTTTAAGTGCAGAGAGTGTACTTAATGAGGGAATGGAGAATAAGTTTAACGCAGCCATCATTACATTTCAAACAGGAGGAGATTTGGTTGTTGGTATAGATTTACTGTTTAAGGATGCTGACGACTCAGTAATTAGGGTGATAGAGAAGCTGGACAAAGTAGATAATGGATGGGGAGATAACCAATCTAGGACTTATACATTTGACAACAGTAAGATTTATACAATACTTCCTTCTTCTGAGATATTAAGGCTTTACGATAATGTACCTAGATTTGCTAAGGCTCAGACGGTTATGAGTAATAGACTTGTTTATGGTAACTACACAGAGGGGTACGACTTGATTGATGTATCCGGAAATAAGCTAAAATTAGAGTACTATACTGAATTAATAACAGGAAGCACTTCTACTGGCTACACTTTTCCATATACCAAAAGATTTACAAACTATAATATAGACCCAGCCCCGGGGACTGTTGTTTATTATAAAGGAATTGTTGACTTTGATTTAAGCGTATTAAACCCAAGTGCAGGTGTAAACTATATGGTGGCAGGTAGTTCTATATCGTTTGACATAACTTTCTTACGAGTTTTTAGTTCTGGAACAATTCCTATTACTGCATCCAGCTCGTTCAAAGTATCTCTGCTATTTACTCTTCCTAGAAGCTATACATCTGTTTATGATTTAGCTTCAAGTACAGAGTTTTTAGATAAGGTAGGTACTACATCAAACATACTTCCTGTTTACGACCCTACAAACCCAACTTCTTGTAGTGGAACTACGTTTACAGATATATATAACTGTAACTCTCCTATTCTAGCTACTCTTACTAAGTATGCAAGTGGTATAACGGCAAACGGTCAGCCTATAGAAGTATTTTCAACGCCTTCTAGTAATTTTATTAGCTTTAAATTTCCTGCTATTCAATACGTTGCTGATGCAAACAACCCAACCGGGGCATACGCTTACGAATATTACGGAGTTCATGAAGCAGAAGGAGCTTATTCTACAGGTGGATTCTCAAAAAGTCTTCATAGCAATAGGGGGTACGAAATAGCAATAGCTTACATGGACGATTTTAATCGTTCAACTACAGCTTTGGTAAGTAACAGGAATACAGAGCATGTTCCTTGTGAATATTCAGACAGTAAAAATAGCATTAAGGTTACAATACCAAGCATACAAAAGCCACCATATTGGGCGACTAGGTATAAGTTTTTAATAAAGCCAGACAAACAAGGGTACGAAACAATTTACGCTCAATTTTATTGGATTCAGGATGGAACTAATAACATATATTTTCTGTTAGAGGGCGAAAACGCAAGAAAAGTAGAGGAGGGAGACAGGTACACTGTTAAGTCTGACACTAGTGGAGCTATTAACGAGTGCGTAACAGCCACTGTTCTAGAAAAGAAGGCACAGTCATCAAACTTCATAACAACAACGACAGGGGTTGTACCTCCAGCAGGGGTATATATGAAGATTACTTCGGATGACTTTAGTGCTCAGTTCGTTCCTTCTGCCGTTCATTCTGTTTCAAACTTTACTAACGCTAATAGACAAAATAATTACTGTTTTACTCAGTTGAGATGTAGTACTTTTAACGGAACTACTCATACAGACATAGCTATTCCTATCAACTCTATAATTAAAATAAAGTTTAGGTATAAGAGAAACGGTACGTTTGGAAAGAAAAAATGCGAGGAAAGAAGCTTTACTTATGATGAAACATTCACTTCTACTGCTGACTACAATAATATGTACGATTGGTTTGTAGGAGATAGTATATCAAGCAGTTTCGTAAGAGGAACAGGTTTTGCCGGAAATTCTCAATGTATACCTAATAATGTTTTCTATCCAGCAATTCATACAACATCACCTGCTGCTCCTTCTCTTTGTACTAATAATTGGTATTTCTACAGAGGTTCAACAGGATATTTAGAGCTGGTAATCACAGGTACTAATGCGTGTTCAACAACTAAGAATGGAGAGGCTAACGGTCAGGCTTCATTGCAAATATATCTACCTGAGTCTTCTTTAATATTTGAAACACAACCATTGGACGCTTTGCCAGACGTATTTTATGAGTCAAGCGAATCATTTCCAATAACAAATGGATTCCACCAGGGTAATGTTCAAAATCAAACAAATTTACAGTCAGCGATTATAGACACTGATTTCTATAACTGTTATATGTTTGGAAACGGAGCTGAGAGTTATAAGGCTTTAGATTCTATTACAGGAAAGCAGTTTAACTTAGGAAACAGGGTTTTATCTGTCTCTGCAGAGGATTACAAAGAAGCTCACAGGTTTGCAGACCTTACCTACAGTGGCGTTTATAATGATGAAACTAATGTAAACAAGCTGAACGAGTTTAACCTAGGCCTACTTAACTTTAAACCGTTAGAGGATTCTTTTGGAAAAATTCAGATTCTTGACGGAAAACAAACAAACGTACTAGTACTACAGGAGGACAAGATTTCTTATGTACTGGCAGGCAAGAATATTCTTTCTGATGCAGGCGGTGGAAGTGCTTTAACTTCTATTCCTCAAGTATTAGGTCAGCAAGTAACGAAGACTGAGGAGTATGGTATTAGCCATAACCCTGAGAGTTATGTTAAGTGGGGATACGATAAATTCTTTACTGACGCAAAGAGAGGAGCTGTGATACAAATGAAGGGTGCAGATGAGGCTGCAGGAGACCAAGTTAAAGTAATATCCGAGCAGGGTATGCGTTCTTGGTTTAGGGATTTGTTCATCAATGATTTTAACACTCAGAAGCTAGGAGGGTTTGACCCTTACATGAACGAGTATGTACTGTCTTCAAACGATGTACTACTTCCTGCTGAGGTTAAGTGTTTAGACTGCGAGGACTACAGAACCTTTAATGTTCAATCAGGAAATGATTACACCTACTGCATAAACGTAGGTACTATAATTGGATATACTGACGTGAAATGGAATATTCCTGCTGGAATGGTAGGAACTGTAACCATTAATGTTGTTTACAACTCAACAACTTACACATCAGGGCCTGTATCTACATCGGGAAATATAAGTATACCAAAGAGTCTAACTGGAGAAACTAAGTTTGACATAACTGTAATTAGTACAGGTGTAGCGACTGGATTAGAGGTTGTTACAGGATGCCCAGACCCTAACAATATTAACGTAAGATGGATTGTTTATTCTCCTAACCCTGGAAGTCCTATATTAACACCAACTAGATTAGGATTTAGCTATGTTGACGGAATAGTTGAGTCACCAGTATCATCAACGGATGTTCCTTTTGTAACCTACGCAGGGAATCCAACATTAAGTTTATACGATGAGTTTACAGGGCCTCAAGGAGCTTCTTCAGTACCTACTGACAATTCAGATATTACTTTGTTTGTAGAGAAAAATAGCAATAGTTCTTTCAGTTTTGACGTAAACACAAACAGGTTTATGTATCTAAGGTCTTCTCAGGTTTATGAGAATAACTCTACAGATATGATGTTACTTCTTGAAAATGCTTCGGTAGCCTTAAACCCAGTTGAAACAGATGAATTTGTGTCTGCTACTTTTATGATGCCTGCAGAGGAAAATGTAGGAGAAAATCTTTATTTGATTTGGGATTTAAGGGACAAGAGTTCACTTCTACTATCTCATTCAACGGTAGATGCTGCTGATGCTTGTTGTGGTTATGATTGTACTGAGCTATGCTCAGAGTATGAGATACTAAACAACAGTGGAGGTGTAGTGTTATACGACTACTTAGACTGCACTACAGGGCTAGAGGCTGAGGGTACTATTTCAAATGGAAGAGTTGAAACTATATGTTCAAGGTCTATTCCTACGACTACAGATATTGTAGAAGGGGTAACAATTACTTACACAAGATGCGGATGCTCATCATAAAATAAAATAACATGCCAACTAACGCAATAAATTACATAGACGCTAAAACCTTCTTACAAGCTACGGCTGTCTTCATAGATTCAGAGTTAACAACACTAGCCTCTGATGGATTTTACTCGGATAGTAACATCTCAAGGGAGCAATTAAATGGTGTACTACTACCAGCTCAAGAATGTCAAACCTGTCCTTAATAAAAATATATGCCAAATTACACTATAACATACGCTGATAGCGCGCAAGGATTTCCTTCATTTTATTCCTTTTCTCCAGATTGGATGATTGGTATGAATAATTATTTCTATACCTTTAAGGGAGGAAATCTTTACAGGCATAACGTAAATGCTGTTAGGAATAACTTCTACGGGATACAATACACCACTACAATGAAGAGTGTATTTAATCAGTCTCCTTTAGAAAATAAGTTATTTAAAACTATAAACTTAGAGGGAGACTCCTCTTGGGGTGTTACTTTATCAACAGATTTACAGAACTCAGGATTTGTTAAAGCACCTTACTTTGAAAAGAAAGAGTCGTCTTGGTATGCTTTTGTTAGAAATTCAGGAAGTAATCCTGCTACACTAGACCAATATGCACTACGTTCACTAAATGGTATAGGAACTTCATCAAATATTGTTTTAACTGCTACTACAGCAACTATAGATTTTTCAATTTCTCCGTTAACGTCAATAGGTAGCATATTAAGTGTTGGAGATGCCTTTTACTTTGTAACAGGTGCTTCACCAATAGTTCCAGGAACACCGGAATGGGCAGGTACAGTAACTTCTGTAAATGTAGATTTACCAGCAGGAATTAATCAAGTTATTGTAGATATAAGCCCTCCGACACCACCACTTCCTCCTCCTACTCCTATACCACCAGGGTCGACAACTGAGTATTTTATGTTTTTAAAAGATGCTGTTGCAGAATCTCACGGAGTGTTAGGACACTACTGTATTTTTGACATGACTAATGATGAAACGACTGAAGTAAATTTATTTGCAGTTGAATCAGAGATAATGAAGAGTTATCCGTAAATTTTTGTATATTTGCATTATATGAAATTTGAAATTAGAATATTAGAAGAAAAAGATTACGATGAAATACTTGTAAAATGGTGGGAAGACTGGGGATGGCCAGCTCCACCTAGAGATTTTCTTCCTGAGAATGGCACTGGAGGCTTAATGGTTTATGATGGAGATACTCCAGTTTGTGCAGGATATTTGTACAGCACAAATTCAAAAGTGGCTTGGGTTGATTGGATAATATCAAGTAAAACATATAACAAAAAACCTAACAGGAAAGAAGCTATAAGTTTTTTAATAGAAGAGCTAACTAGTATTTGTGAAAATAAACTACAAGCAAAATTTGTTTACGCTTTAATAAAGCACAATGGTCTTATTGAGACTTACAAGAAATTAGGGTATACAGAAGGTGATTCTTATACTAAAGAGATGATTAAAATAATATAATATGGCAGTAGCAACAGCAGTAGCAGCAGCAGGTGTAGTAGTAAACTTAGGAACAATGGGAATGTCTATTGGTCAAGCAGCTAAACAAAAAAGATTAAAAGAAGATGCCGATATTAAAGCTACTCAGGCTATATCAGACGCAAAAAAAGAAATAGACGTTAATTATATGGATCAGCTATCTATTGCTAAAGAACCTTATAGATTAGCTAGAGAGGCTGCTTTAAGCTCAGGTGCTCAGGCATTAGAAGCAGGTAGAGAAGGAAGCTCTAGAGGTGCGGCAGCAACAGCAGGTAGAGTTGTTGCAGGACAAAATAAAGCTCAACAACAGATTGCATCTACTATGTCTCAGGATATAGCAAGGTTAGACCAGCTTTCAGCACAAGAAGATTCAAATATAGCTACTAAATTAGCTACTTTAGATTTAAAAACAGCAGAAGGTGCTCAACTAGCATCTAGAGATGCTCAGCAAGCGAGAAACGCTGCTATTGCACAATCTATTAAGTCAGGAGGAGATGCACTTGTAAAAGGTGTGGAGACTTTTGTTCCTTTATTTCAAGACAAAGGAGAAACCCCAATAACAAACGGAAGTAATTCAGCATTGGCTACTAATCAATTAGGTGGTGGAGGTTTTACTATTCCTAACGGAAGTAATTCAGCATTGGCTACTAATCAATTAGGTGGTGGAGGTTTTACTCTCTATCCTGACGGAAGTAATTCTCCAATAGACCCTAATCAATTAGGTGGTGGAGGTTTTACTCTCTATCCTGACGGATCAACCCGAATTAACCCCTTTGCTTTACCAGCTATAACTAGTTATCCTTATCTAGACATGTTTGGAAATCCTGTAACAAAATAAATTATTAAGAAATGGCAGAATATTATGGGTACGCAGAAAGAAAGGATTCAGACTATATAGACTGGAATAAGGTAGGTACTGATGTTAATAAAAAATTAGATGATGAAAACACTAGAAGAGCCACTGCAAAGAAGGAATTAGAAGACGCTCATAGGGCTGCTCAGAATATTTTTGACACTCCAAATATAGGAGATAATAAAACCTTAAACGAAATATATTTAAGTAATGCAGAGCAAGCTAAACAGCAAGAGTTGATTTGGTATAAGTCAATGAAAAATGGAAAAATGAATCCTGCTGAATTTACTATGCTTAAGCAGAATCTATTAGATAGTAATAAAACTTTTACAACTGTTGTTAAGACAGCTCAAGATGCTTTTACGAAAACTAAAAAAAGAATAGACGAGGGTGTAGCTAGTCAGATAGAGATAGATCAAATGAAAAAGATTCAATCTTTTACAGACTTAAATAATTCAGTGACTAGAATAGACCCTAAAAGTGGTAAAATGGTATTTACTAAGAGGAATGATGACGGAAGTCCTAGCGATGACCCTAATGACATTATGAGTATTCAGAGTGTTATCACTGGTTTAGGAGTTACTGTTGACAAATATTTTCTTAGTGATGAAGTGGCACTAGATGTTGCTGATTTAGCTAAAAAATACTCCGAAGTTGTAGGTAAAGGTCGTATTGCTTCTATAGATGATATAAGAAGAAACCCAGAGTTTAAAGGAGCATTAGATAATTATGTTGAAGCTAAATTAGTTGACCCTAACAATGTAGCTAGTATATTAAATCAATTCTCAAAAAATAATTACAAGACTTCTTATGATATTAAAGATAAAGGAAAAGAAGGTATTATATATATAGATAATTCCGGTAATATTCCTAAAGCTGTGATAACTGATAAACAGAAAGAAGATGCTGCTAAAATAGTTAGGGGTGTATACGAGGTTCAGATAGGAAAAGGAGAAACGTATAGAGCACCTTCTTCTAGTAGTTCTAATGGCTCTGGAGCAACTAGAAGAATTAAAGGTAACTTAATGGATTCTATTGCGAAACTTTATTATGGAAATAAAAAAGACAGAACTGTAGCTGCTAACACAATTAGGAACTACTTAAATGAAAAGAAAAAAGTAACTGATAAAATAGAAATTATTGGTAGTGAGGTACGTGTATGGGATGAGGTTGGCGATAATTTTGTACCTTACAATATTGAGGAACTAAGTCTGCCAGATTTCTTAGAGAGTTTAGCTGGGAAAGTTGGTATACAAGATAGTAATATAGTAAACAAGTATAAGGATAAATACAGTGACTTAGAAAAATACACAAGGTCATTCGAAGATATGCTTCAGAAAGGAGAGGATAGTTTAGATGATAGAAAAGAGAGAGCAGATCGAGAAGCTGCTGAAAAATACGCTGATACCTATGTAGGTTTTGGTCAGATTCCTTACTCTCTTTCCGGGAAATCTAGTAACACGCAGTCTTCAACAGGAGGAGTAGGTTCAAAATATTAATTAAACTAAAGTATGAACGAAGAAGCAATAAAAGACGCATATCAATTATTTGTAAATAACGGGTACAGTAAGTCTGTAGAAGAATTTAAAGTTCTTATGAGAGAAAATGAGAACGCTAGGAAAGATATGTTTGATCTTTTTGTGTCGGAAGGTTATAAAAAAAAACCTGAAGATTTTAACCTTTTGATGGGTGTTGGTCAAGTAAAAAAAAAAGTCAATTCAAAGGTTACTTCTCGAGAGGAAGGTACGGATTCACCTACAGAACAAGTGGTGGAAGAACCTATCTCTGTGGAATCTTCTGCTCAGGTAAATAATGGATTAAGTGAATCTGAGTCTTCGGAGGCATTAGATTTTATAAAAAATATGCAAAGAGCAGAAGCTCCTGCTTCTGATGCACCTACAAAAAGAGAATCTTCTGGTTCATCTCCTAAGAGGATAAAATTAACTCCTTCAACAAAAGACCTACAAGAACAAAATGTAGATATAGAATCAACAGAAGGAAGAGAATTTTTAAAAGAAGGAGGCAGTAAGTTTTTAAATAAAGAAGACGACCCTACTTGGCAGAAAAAAGTAGAGGAAAAGCAAGTGTCGGAAGAGGAAGAGGATGCTGCTGCTGTAAAGTTAGAAGAAGATATAAAAGCAGTTAGAACCGCTAAACTTACAGAGGAAGATAAGGAAGTTAAAAGAGCTGAGATAGATTCAGCTATAGAGTCTGGAAATGACCCATTCACAAGAGGAATGAAGTATGTTAAGTCTTTTTTACTCAAAAACGAAGAGCATTCAGTCGCTGACTTAAATAAAGTGTTTAATCAGTATGGATACAAATTTACAGAAGAGCTTGGAGGAAGAAATGCTATTGGTATAGAGTCTGCAAACGGACAAAAAATAACTGTTGATTACGGAACTTCTGCCGTCTCTAAGAAGGGTACAGAAAACATTATTAACTCTGCAGTTACAGATATATGGCACTTTATGAGTAAGCATAGAGTTGAGAGCGAATTAATAGAAGATAAAGTTCATGGATTTAAAGAAAAAAGAACCAATATTCTTATTTCGGAAGGAGTTCGCTCTCCAGAAAAAAGAAAACTTTATGCTGACATACTTACTGAGAAGGATCTAAACGAAAGAACATCATTAGTAAACACTAAGCTTGATGGTCTTCAGAGTCAATATGATGACTACGAAAAACTAAGAATAGAACTAGAGTCTTCTGACCCTAAAACACAAGAAGAAGTAGATAGTTATAACTTATCTGCTGAGAAGTTAAATAATATTGCAGCAGAACTAAAAACTAAATATAGTGATGTTCAGTCCATAAAGTCAGAACATGATGAGTTGGTAGGTAGATATACTCATTATCAAGCTGAAAAATGGGATTTAGGATCTATTTCAGTTCAATCTATATTAACAGGTTTTGTAGGAATCGGAGAAGGAGTTTCAGGACATAAAGCAGATTTTAAAGAAGCTCTTTTAAAGGCAGGTATGTCAATTTATGGAAATTACAAAGGTTTTTCAGATAAGGAAATGGAAGCCGTTAACTCCGTCATTACCACTCAAGGTAATATAGAGAGAGATATGATTATTAATGGAGCGAACAGGCTTAAAAAAGACATGGAGTACTTTGGTACTACATTGGAAGCTATAGATAGGATAAAAGAAGAAAGCTTCGTAGGGGCAGCTCTATTGGGAAGTTTAGAGAGTGTAGCTCCAATGCTTTTAAATATAGTTCCTGGGGCAGGTAGCTCCCTAACTCTAGGAGGATTCTACATGCAAGGGTACGGAGGTAAAGAGAAATTGCTTAGACAATATAAAGGTTATGACGATTTAGGTATATTCGAAAAAATTACAATAAAAACATTGACATCTGCTGCTGGTGCTTTGTTAGAAAAAGCTGGTTTTGATAACGCATTCACGAGTACAGGAATGATTAACAAGCTTATTTCTAAAACATTAAAAGATTTACCGAAAGAAGCTAGCGAAATAGCTATCTTTAGCGCCCTAAAAAGGAATGCTATTCAACTATTCAAAAAGGTTGGTTCAGGTACAGCGGGAGAAGGTTTGACTGGTGGAATTCAAGAAATTTCAGATATAAGTATCACAGCCATATATAACACAATAAAAGATAAGGATGTTTTTAAAAATCCAAAAAGTGTAGGCGCTTTTGTTGAACGAGTTTTTGAAGCATCAGCATCTGAGGCTATAGGTGGATTTGCCATGACGCTACCAGGGTCAGTATACAAATCACTTAAAAAGGGGAAGACTATGGATCTTCCTAATGATGTGTTTGAGATGTTTTCGGCAATGACTAAGGACGAGGGGTTTGCAAAGTTATTTTCTCAAGACCTTAAGATAAAAATGTCTAGGGGAGAAATAACACAGGAACAAGCTCAAGAGCAATTAGATAATTTTCATACATCAAAATCTACACTAAGTCAGATACCAAAAAACTATACTACTGACCAGACAAAAGAAGCTGCATATTTATTATTAAGAAAAAAAGATTTGGAACAAGAGATGTCAGGGAAGTCACCTGAGCTTGTTGGTGATAAAAAATCAGAAATAGATGAAATAAATGAGAGATTAAAAACCATTTCTTCTAAGACTGAGACTGAATATGCTAATGAAAAAATAGAAATATTAGAAGCTAACAAGGAAGCGATTTCAAATATGCCAATGGAAAAGGATACTAAGATAGCTATAGAGAAAGCTATAGATGATGAAGTGTCTGAGATTAAAAAAAGATTAAATAAACCAAAAACTTTAATTGATAAAGTAAAGGGAGTTTTTTCAAAGAAAGAAAAATCACCTATTGATGAAATAGACAATGAAATAAAGCTATTAGAAGAGAATAGAAGTA